GAGAAGGGAGATATTCCCTAACTACAAATATAGTCGTAGAAAAGATAGAAAAGAATCCAAGTTAGATTGGAATGCTATCTTTGATACACTGCATCTAATTCGTGATGAGTTAGATAATTTTTTCCCATACAAAGTATTGCAAGTAGAAAATGCAGAAGCGGATGATATAATTGCATCTATAGTATTTCATGTTGCAAAAGAGCCGAAGAATTATGAAAAGGTATTAATACTTTCTGGAGACAAAGATTTTATTCAATTGCAACAACACAACTTTGTGTCGCAGTATAGTCCAACTCAGAAGAAATTTATTAATGGTGTAGACCCTACTACATATATTAAAGAGCATATACTTCAAGGTGATAGAAGTGATGGTGTTCCAAACTTTTTATCACCAGATAATTGTTTTGTAGATGAGATTAGACAAAGACCTATCTCAAAAAGAAAACTAGCTACTTGGATTGAACTTGAACCTAAAGATTTCTGTAATGAAGACATGATGAGAAACTTTCATAGAAATAGAACTCTAATAGACCTCAACTATATTCCAGAAGAACTAGTAGAAAAGTGTATTCAAACTTATATGAATACGCCAGATGGTGATAGAAAACAACTACTAAATTACTTTATCAAGTATAAACTAAAAAACCTAATGGAGAATATTGGAGACTTTTAATGAATAAACCATTGAAAACATATACACCACTAATGTCAGAAGTGTTGACAAAAGTGAATAATGCAAAGACTAAAGATAAAAAGATTGCAGTTCTAAAAGAACACGATAGTGAACCTTTGAGAATGATAATCAAAGCTTCTTTTGACCCCAAAATCAAATGGGTCATGCCTGAAGGACAAGTACCTTATAAACCAAATGAAGCGCCTGAAGGAACAGAACATACACTTCTTTCTCAAGAAGTAAGGAAGTTCTGGCACTATATCGAAGGTGCAGACAATCAAACACCCAGAATGAGAAAGGAAACTATGTTCATTCAGATGTTAGAAGGATTGCATAAATCAGAAGCCGAAATTGTTTGTTATGTAAAAGATAAAGTCCTACATCAAAAATATAAAGGTCTTTCAGATGCAGTAGTAAAATCTGCATTTGGTTGGACAGATGAGTATTGGATGCCTAACGGTAAACTTATTTGACTTGACTTTTAAATATACTTCTGGTATATTAAAAGAATGATTCCGATATGGTAACCTCTCACTCTCTCTCTCAAAATCCATATTAGCGAATCACCCTTGGGGATAGTGGTAAAAATACTGCTATCCCCCTTTTTACTCCCCCCTAAACCCTTGATTTATAAGGATAAAATAGTGCTTGACTTTACTTCTTTTTTAATATAAAATGGTAATATAATCAAGAAAGAGAGAAATTATGAATTTTGTCGAAGTAAATGGTGGTAACAAAGTACAGAGAGAAATCTGTCATAAAGTTGTTAGCCATATGATTACCAAGTTACTTCCTAGATTTAGGACTTTAGATATTACTGTTAATCTAGTGAATATCAAAAGTGATGCGATTGGTTTTTGTATGATGCAAGATACCAATAGAGAGTTTGAAATAGAACTTGATAAGAAAATAGGTATCAAAGATTTGGTACAAGCGTTATGTCATGAAATGGTTCATGTTAAACAGTATGCAAGAAAAGAAATGAATGACGGTATTGTCAATGGTGTTGCAAAATGGAAAACCAAGACAATACCAGAAGATACCAACTATTGGGATTTACCTTGGGAAAAGGAAGCCTATAGAATGGAAAAGAAACTTGCAGATGATGTTTGGGAAAATGGAGTGATATAATGTTTAACAATGTAGGACATCCGATAGAAGGTTGGGCGATTTTGGAATGTAAACCAGACAATCAACCAGAAATTGTTTCTTTGCACCAATGTTTGGGTAATGCAGAGGAAGAGAAGATGGTTTTGAATGAGATGGCAGAGGGTACAGATACTACTTTTGTAGTGAGAAATACTTTCGGTTGTATGATAGAAAGTGCTTGACTTTGTTGTCAAAACATGGTATAGTGATTCTATAAGATGAAAAAAGAGAGGTTATTATGAAACTAGAAGATTTAACAGTAGAGTCAATTGCACAGATGACTAAAGAACAAAAGGAAACTTTTGTTACCACTTTTGTTAAGAAGTGGCCTCATCTTGCAAGTGATATTGCAACTGCAATTGGTTTTGAGTTGCAAGTTGATGAAATGAAAGAGGAGAAAATATAATGGAACAAGTTGCAGTAATTCATACAGCGTTTGAGGATAAACCATCAACCGTTGCTTTTGTGGAAGTGCCTGATGATGCAAAGTCAACTATTGATAAGTTGGAGTTTGCATATCGTTGGACACAGAATATTATGGATAGTTGGTCATTGAAGATGCCTGGTGATAGTAATGATAAAGTTACTGTTGTTGGTGATATCTCTAGTGGAATGGGTTTACGTTCTACTTCAGTTGGTGACCAGATGTTGGTCGGCACCGAAAAGTATGTAGTCGCACCAATGGGATTTGAAACTTTAGAAGGAGAACCAGTATGACAGTAAAAGCAAAAGGTAGACCATCTACTACTGTAATAGATTTAGATGGTTCAGAAGGTAATGCATTTTGCCTTCTGGGATATGCAAACGCTACTATGAAGAAAAGTGGCTTTGATAAAGAGATGCAAGATAGAGTCTTAAATGAGATGAAATCTGGTGACTATATAAACTTACTGAGAACTTTTGAAAAGTATTTCGGTAGTGTATATACACTTCAAACTTCTAATCCAGAATATCTGGATGCATTTATGGTAGAGAAAAGTGCTTAAAGAACTTTTAACAACCTTTGTTATATCTGCATCAGCTTCTGGTGTAGATGTAACTCCACAAGGTGCAACATCATATCTAGATAAACAAGCAACTTGTCTTGCAAAGAATATGTACTACGAAGCTCGTAGTCAAGGACTTGCTGGACAACTTGCAGTTAGTTTAGTCGTACTGAATCGTGTGAAAGACGATAGGTATCCTAATACAATCTGTGAGGTTGTACATCAGGGGCCTGTCAGGGAATCATGGAAAACTAAAGGTAAGGATGTTCCAGAATATGAACGAACATACCATCCAATAAGAAACCGTTGCCAGTTCAGCTGGTACTGTGACGGTAAAAGTGATGAACCGAAAGAACCAACAACTTATGGTGTATTGTATGACATGGCACTTGATTTAGTTTATGGTGACATAACTGTTGTTGATATAACTGAAGGTGCAACACATTACCATGCAGATTATGTATTTCCTGCTTGGAGAAAAACCAAGACAAGGACTATTGAAATTGAAGACCATATATTTTATAGGTGGGAAAAATGATGTTAAGAGGTTATGCGAAAAAATATGAAATCCATAATGGAGTTGGATATACATATCAATTTGAAAATGGATACGGTGCATCTGTGGTAAAACACGATTCATCTTATGGTGGGAAACAAGGTCTGTATGAGATTGCAGTACTTGACTCCACTGGAGATTTATGTTATAGTACTCCTATTACTGATGATGTAATCGGTTTTGCAACTGAGGACAAAGTATTGGATACACTACAAAGGATTAAATTGTTATGAATTTCTTTTATCTAGATGAAGACCCATTCAAGTCAATTGAGTATCATTGTGACAAACACATTGTCAAGATGCCTACAGAGTACAAACAGATGTTGTGTACTGCACATAGAGTTCTTGACGGTGAGATGTATTATGGTAGGACTAAGAGTGGTGCAAAGATTAAACGGTGGAAACACCCAGACCGAAAGATGAATACTCATTTATATCTTGCTGGTCATGTCAATCACCCAACTAATATATGGGTGCGAATGTGTCGTGAGAACTATATGTTAATGTTTACTTACTACAAGTTGATTTGTGATGAGTATACATATAGGTATGGGAAAGAACATGGTGCCAAAGACTATTGGTGGATGTTACGAGAACCACCAAAGAATATGCCGTCTAGTGTAATGGGTCATACGCCTGTTCCACAAGCTATGAAACAATTCCCAGAATGTATGGTAGAAGATGATACTGTACAAGCGTATCGTAATTTTTATACTGTTGCAAAGAAAAGTTTTGCGACTTGGAAAGAAAGAGGTAAACCGTCATGGTACGAGAACATGACCCAGAACCCCAACGCTACTATGATTGGATGCTCTGGAAACTGAGGCAAGAAGACATGAGTGAACAAGATGACCCAATGGATGATATAACTACAATAGGTAAATTGAGTGGTTGGATTGAAAAACCACACCTATCAAAAGAAGAGTTACTCATGCGAGATATTGCAGAAATGCAATCCCAAAACCATAAACTTATGTTGAGAGTAAAGGAGTTGGGGGAAGAGATAAATAAACTAAAAGAGAAATTAGATGCCAACTTATAATTTTAAAAACAATGAAACTGGTGAAGAATTTGAAGAGTTTTTTACTATGTCTGGTCGAGAAGAATATCTAAAAGAAAATCCTCACATTCATCAAATGCCTTCAATGTTTGCAATGTCAGGCGGAACTGGTGATAGAATTAAGAATGATAATGGTTGGAAAGAACAAATGTCTAGGATTGCAGAGGCAAACCCAGGCAGCCCAGTTGCAGATAGATATGGTAAAGAATCTACCAAGAGTGCAAAAACCAGACAAGTTTTAAAGAAACATGGAGTGATTGATTGATGCCAAAAAAACAAGATGTTAAGATTGATGATTTAGTAACAATTAAACCGATTACTGATAATCAAAAAGTTGCCTTTGAGGCATTTAAAAAAGATAATAAAGAATTATTTCTTCACGGAGCCGCTGGAACTGGAAAAACTTTTATTTCTTTGTACCTTGCACTTGAGAAAGTATTAGACCCAAGTACACCATATCATTGTGCGTATATAATTCGCAGTGCAGTACCTACAAGAGAAATAGGTTTCTTGCCCGGCGATGAAGAAGACAAAACTGCACTTTATCAGATTCCATATCAGAACATGGTACAGTTTATGTTTGAACAACCTAGTGACCAAGCATTTACAATGTTATACGACAGACTGAAAGCACAAGGTTCAGTTATGTTTTTAACAACATCATATCTGCGTGGTATTACATTAGACAACTCTATCATCATAGTTGATGAATGTCAGAACTTGAACTTCCATGAACTAGATACAATTATGACAAGAGTTGGTCAAGATTCCAGAATTATTTTCTCTGGTGATTTCTTCCAATCTGATTTAGTAAAAAATGCAGATAAAGATGGTATGCCTAGATTTTTAGATATTATTGCAGACATGGAAGAATTTGCATCTGTAGAATTTAATATTGGCGATATTGTTCGGTCTGGTTTGGTACGAAGTTATCTAATCAGTAAGACAAAAAAAGGAGTTGAAGTATAATGGCTAAAATGTTTTCAACCGCTTCAGTTCACGAACCCATTAAGAAGGGAACTTCTATGGGAAAGAAACCTATCACTTCTACCATGAACAAACATAAACGTAGAAGTTTTAAAAAATATAGAGGACAAGGTAAATGATAAACAAAGAATACAATCGTTGTTTAGAGATGATTCTACATCATGAAGGTGGATATGTAAATCATCCCAGCGACCCAGGCGGCGAAACTAACTTAGGCGTGACTAAGAAAGTTTATGATGCATACTGTAAGAAAAATGGTCTAAGACCAAAATCTATGAGAGATTTGGAAGTAACAGATGTCGCACCTATCTACAAAACTGAATATTGGGATAGAGTAAAAGGTGATTCACTTCACCCAGCGCTTGCACTTTGTATTTTCGATTTTGGAGTAAATGCTGGAACTGGACGAGCTGCAAAGTTCATTCAAAAAATTGTCGGTACAACAGTTGATGGTGGTATCGGCCCTAACTCTCTTAAAATGATTGATGCATATGTTGAAAAACATGGTATTGATAAAACAGTTATAATCTATCAAGCCGATAGACAAAAGTATTATGAGAAGTTAAAACACTTTGATACTTTTGGTCGTGGTTGGACTAGAAGAGTTAATGAAACTACAGAAGCTGCATTAAAATTGACTTGACAAGTGTGTTAAGTTGTGGTATTATATTATAATTAAATCGTGAGGATATATTATGTTTACACACAAGCCTGTAGAGGTTACAGAACTCTCTACTAAAACCGTTAATCGCAAGCGTTTCTACGAAACTCCAGAGGGGAAACTTTACCCCTCTATCACTACCGTTTTACAAAGACGTAAGATGGAAGGTCTTATGGAGTGGAGAAAGAAAGTTGGTGATGACGTTGCAAACTATGTTGCAAGAACAGCAGCCGCAAGGGGTACGAAAGTACACCATATGTGCGAAGACTTTCTAAACAATAACTTTGATGAAGAAGTTCATAAGAAGAACTTTCTTCCATACACTTTGTTTGGACAACTTAAACCACACTTACAAGACAAAGTAGATAATATTATGTCTCAAGAATGTGGTTTATACTCTGATAAATATATGGTAGCAGGAAGAGTTGATTGTATCGGTGAATACAACGGTATACCTTCCATCATTGATTTCAAAACTTCTACAAGAGAACGAAATGATGATTGGAATGAATCCTACTACATTCAAGCATCTGCATATGCAGAAATGTTTGAGGAAAGAACTGGAATCGAAATCAATCAGATTGTAATTCTAGTTGTAACAGAAGACGGAATCGTTCAAGAGTTTATCAAGACCAAACAAGACTACTTACCACTACTAGTAGAAGCGATTGATGATTTCACATCACATTGGGAAAAAGAAAATGAGACAGCTGCTTAGTGCATTGGTTTTATCACTTGTTATGGGAACAAGTGTATATGCATCTACAATGAATTACAATTCACAAAAACCAGTGAGTTGTATGACAACTGAAAAAATGAAAATGTTAGTTGGTGGTCAATATGGTGAACTGCCATATATGCAAGGTGATGGAATTGCACCAGCTGTGGATGGTCAACAATTTATCAAAACACAAGTAATTGTTGCAGTAAATTTAGATACTAAGACTTTTAGTATTGTAGAGGTTATTAATGAAAACCTTGCCTGCATTATTGCAAGTGGTAATCAATTTAAATTTAATAAACCACCAGCAGAAACCAAAACTAGTATCTCATGGGAGTAGTAAATGTACGAATATAAATGTAAAATAGTTAGAGTAGTTGATGGCGACACAGTTGATGTTGATATTGACTTAGGATTTGGTGTTTGGTTACAAAAACAACGTATCCGAATGTATGGAATTGATACACCAGAATCTAGAACATCTGATAAGATTGAAAAGGTATATGGAAAAGCCGCAACTGCATTTCTAACTAAATGGACAAATGCTGGTGACCTTACTTTGAAAACATTCAAAGATGGTAAAGGTAAGTATGGACGTATTTTGGGTGAACTTTGGTACGGTGCTGAACATAACATCAACCAACTCTTGGTAGATAATCATCATGCAGTACGTTATCATGGTCAGTCTAAAGAAGATATTGCAGAAGAACATCTGAAGAATAGGGAAAAATTACATTTACATACCGTTAAAAATTCACTTGACTATTAAACAAGTTTATGGTATAAATAGAATCACAATTTGATGATACAAATCGAATGACGGGCAGGACATGGGGGCAGTACCCATCGCCTCCACCATAACTACTCTTAGATGAGATAGTGAATCACTGCGTGAGAGTAGTTATGATGGGGGCGAACTAGGTTCGACTGACGTAGATAGAGGCGAGTAGAATTGTCGGTTGACTGCGTAATAGGTCAAAACTCGTAAATGCAAACGATAACAATGCATATGTAGATTACGCCCAAGCGGCCTAATTGTACTGAGTTTCGGTGGTGTACTTGGAAACAGAAACACCACCACTTAATTATGAGGTTTATTATGTATCGTGTAACTGGATATTTTAAAGACAAGAAAGTTGTAAGGGCTTTTATTGATTTATATGATGCAATAGATTTTAGAGATTCCGTGGATGCACATTATCCACTAAAAGTAACATTTGAAAAGGTGATAGATATGCGAGAATTTATATATGACAGTTGGAATGGTGTTATGAATATGGATAAGAATCCATTGAGACACATTCCAGATACAGCCACTAGACACATGGTATTGCAAGTATTAGCATGGATGTGGTGTATAGTGTTTTCTTTTTATGTTGGTAGTTTCTGGGTATTTGGTATTAGTGCAGTCGCACACATTTTTTTACTTGCTGCAATCGTAATCACGGTCGCAACCTTTGAAACTGCAAAACGTAGACCTACATTCTTTCAAGACTTCCCAACATCCACACCAAGTCGTAGTAGAACAATGTACTACAATGGTAAGAAGATTCAACTAGACCCACAGGAT